CCCACAAATTTGGCACAACATGGACATTTTGTTTTCAAAACCCCCACCCCCGCCATTACGGCGGGTTTATTATGTTGTGCATCTGATAAATCAGCGGCTGCTTTTGTTTTGCTAATAATTACAGATGACCAGCTCGCCTTTCGGTGTTCGGCTTTGCGCCCTACGTCCCACTGAATAAGACAGTTGCAACTCCCGGAGGTTAAAGTCTGCGAACAGGGCGCGGATGTCTGGGTGGTCGTTGATGCTCAACATCATTTTGCCCTGCATGGTGCGCATGGCTTCCGCCAGCCGCTCGTACTCCTCCCACCCGAACGTGCAGCCGTAGCCTGCGGTCTGCCAGTACGGCGGGTCGGCGTAAAAAAAGGTATGCGGCCGGTCATAGCGCTGCAGGCAGCGTTGCCATGGTTCGTTCTCGACGCACACGCCGCCCAGCCGCTCTTTGGCTGCCTGCAATCGGGTAGCGATACCCTGTGCGCTCCATGTGCGGCCGGTAGTGGTTGTACCGTAGGTTTGCCCTGCGGATTTACCGCCAAAAGCATTGTGTTGCAGGTAAAAGAAGCGGGCGGCGCGCTGAATATCGGTCATGATTTCGGGCGGCGTAGCCTGCAGGCGGGCGAAGTGTTCGCGGCTGCCGAGCGTCCAGTCAAATTGCCGCACAAACTCGTCGAAATGGTGCTGTACCACGCGGTATAGGTTGACCAGCTCGCCATTGATGTCGTTTAACACTGCGGCGGTGGCACGTTCGGGACGCATGAAGAACAGGGCGGCACCGCCGGCGAACAGCTCTACATAACAGGTATGCTCAGGAAACAGGGGGAGCAGGTGTTTGGCAAGGCGGCGCTTGCCGCCCATCCAAGGGATAATGGGATATGTTGTTGTCATGTGAGTACCTTTTATTGGGTAAGTCAGGTACTCGCGGTACTCAATGAATCAGGACAGTGTTTAAACGCTTTTGCCGGTAATCGGACGGTCTGTGCGGCCTTGCCGCGGGGCGGATACCCCGCTGCCCATGTGGGATGTTGGAATTTTGAACTGGTTGATTTGTTTGCAGCGCGGGCATTTGATTTGGATGTCGCCGCTGCCGACGGCCAGCAGTTTGTTGCAGGCCGTGTTTTTGCAACGTAATTGCATTTTTGCGTGTCCTTTGTCAGATAGTGTTACAATCCGGCCACTCTCGCGAGAGTCGGTTAAAAAGGCTGACGCAGGCTGTTGCTGCCGAAGCTGGCGCGGGGAACGGTGGTAGGACACCGCCGCGCAGCCGTTTTTGTTTCTCTCCGCCCCGCCTGTTTTGTGCAGATGGGGCTTTTTTGCGTGTGTTTTGGCGGGCATCCTCCTTATCGTGCGGCGTTTGCCGTGGTTTGGATATAGGCGGCCAGGCTGCCAGGGTAGAACCGCTCGGGGTTGGCCAGCCCCAAAGCCATCGCGCACCACTCGCTGCAGAAGTATTTGCGCTTGTCGTGCCGCCAGCGGGCAATCACGCCCGTTGCGCCCAGCCAGTCGTATTTTGCGCCAATCGTTGCAACCAAAGCCGCGTACACCTGTTCCGAGCTGACATCAACAGGGATTAAATCCCACTTTTCGCTCGGCAGCGGCATGCCTTTGACCCGCACGCCGCCGTCGCGGATGGAGGATGAGCAGCAATCGTATTGCCCGTTGCCGTGCGGCAGGGCCAACTCGCAATGGCTGTACGGGCTGCCGGTCAGTGTGCGGATAATCCAGTCGGACAATCGGGCGGCGGCCACGCCGGGGCGGTACCATGCGCCGTCGCGGCGGCCTTTGTATAGGGCGAGATAGATTTTGGCTTGGCTCATTTTTTACTCCCCCATCGTTTGAAGACCCTGCCGTTACAAACGACAAAATCCCATCCTTCGTAATATCTCATTTCCGTTTCCTTATCGTTCGGTGGCGGTGGTGTAATTGGCCGTCCAGCCGCCCGAATAGTCATAGTCCAAGGGACTGCCCGCTTTAAGCATGGCGGCGCGGTGGCGCTCGGCGTTGGCGAAATCGGCCTGCTCGTCCGCCAACAGTTGCAGTGATAGCTCGTCCAGCAGGGCTTTGGTCATGGGGACAAACGTGTTGTCCATGGTTTTCCACACCATTTTTTCGGGCAACTGGGGCATGGTGCGCATAAAGGTGTATTGGGCGCGGCTCTCGTCGTCGCTGTGCAGCCATTTGCCGATGCTTTTGACGTACACGCCGCCGCGCAGGTTGTCGTGGCGTTTTTGCTTGATGCGCGCCCACATCTCTTCTTGCTGTGCTGCTTTGCGCGCTTGGGCGGCGGCTTTGTCCAGCACCCATGCTTTGCCGTCCCATGTGTGCAGGCTGCTGGGTGGCGGCTCAATGGTCAGGCCTGCGGGCAGTTCGCCCGGCTCGGTCACGGTGTCGGCGGCAATGCCGTCGTGTTGCCCTATATCGGTGCGGTAGGCGGTTTGGCCGCGGTAGTCGGGGATGATGCGCCATGTTTGGCCGTCCTGCTGCCATTGCGCCGTTTGGTTTTTGCCCGTCTGCGGCGGGGCAACCTCCACGCAGCCGGCGGGAATCAGCCAGTTGTTTTCGTCCAGCGGGTCCCGGTCGGCGGCGGTGGTGCAAAGATAGCAATGATGGCGGTCAAGCTGGTACACGGTTTTGGTTTCGGTGCTCATGTGGGCTTCCTTTGGGTTTCAGGGTGCAGGCTGCCTGCACTCAGATTTTGATGATGGCCAGCAAGGCGACGTTGCGCGGGCGGGTCTCGCCGCTCACATACTCCGGCTGGGTCAGGTTGGGCTGGGTGGCCATATTGGGGACGTTAAACGCAGCACTGCGGCCCGGTACGTCCGTGGTCGTGTCGATAAGGTTGCGTGTATCGCGGATGGCCACCGCCGTTTTGCCCTTGGGAATCTCAAATGCGGATTTAGGTACCTGCTCAAACCACAAATCGTCGCCTGCCCCGTCCGCCGCCATTGCCAAACCGTGTTGGTGCGACTGCAATGCGTGCGCCTGCGCCGAGCCTATCGGGCGCGGTGTATCCACGCCCCTGCCGTCGTCCCAGCCGCGGATGAACTCGCCGCGCAAATCGGGCAAGTTGAACGTGTTGCGAAAATCGCCCCCGCCGTAAGTCGTGCCGATGGCGGCAAACAACGCGGCATAGGCGGTACGGGATACGGCCGCGCCGTTGGCTTTGAGCCAGCCTGCGGGCGCGGCAGACCCGGCAAAATACAGCACCGTACCGCTGGGCACCATGCCCAACAGGTCGTCCGCATTGAGAATCCGCTTACCGTCATAGCGCAACTCTCCGTCGTTGCGCATCGACAAGTATTTGCCGCTTTTTTTGTTGTAAAAATATGAGTTTACGTTGTTTGAACCGATTTGCAGGTATTGGTTGGCATTAAAGTCGCCCTCGCTGTCGGCCACAATCGCGCCCTTTTTCATGGTGGCAAGTCCGGTAAAGGTTTTACTGCCGCCGATGTCTTGGTTGCCGCTGGTTTTAACTGCTTCATCTGCCGCTTCTTTGGCGGCCACCGCCTTGTCATACGCGGTTTTGACCGCCTTGCTGGTGGCCACGGTGGCGCTGCTGTTGCTGTTGATTGCATCGGATTTGGTCACAGCGTCGGGAATGGCGCGCGACATCTGCTCCAGCTCGTTTTTGAGCCACAGCGTGCGGTTGCCCAGCTGCTTGGCCTGCCGGTTATCGACACCGTCCGCACCGCCCATCACGGGGTCGGAGGTCTCCAGTTGGTAAATGCCCGTTTCCCATTGGGCGGTTTCTTGCAGATTTGCCATTTATGCAGTCCCTCTCGTAAATTGTCCGTTGCGCACCGCCTGCCCGTTGTGGCGCAGGGCGGCCGCCTGAAAATCCAGCGCGTCCAAGATGCAGCGTGCCGGGGCGAAGGCGGCCAATGTTTTGCGCAGCAGCCGTGCTTGGTCTTGGGTCACCGGCTGGCTCAATACCACGCGGTAATGCGCCCATTGCCCGCCGTGGCCGTGCCGGTAGATGCCGTTGCGCCGTATCTCGCCGTTGTGGGTTTTGTTGCCCATGTGTTCAATCAGCGTGATTTCGCCAAAACCCAGCCGCCGCACAATTTCGCGGATGGCCCACGGCGTGCCTTTGTAGCGGTGCAGCTCGTAGGCACCCTTAATCAGCTTGCGCCGCGCGTCGTCCGATTCGGCCAGCCAGTAGCCGTCCTCGTTCAGGATGCTGCGGCTTTCGGCCAGCAGCTCCAAATGTTCCGGCGCGACCAAATCCACCAGCCGCGGCATCAGTTTGGGCAGGGCGGCCAACTCCGGCCGCAACCCCAAATCCGCCAAAATGCGGTAGCGCTGGTCGCGTTCGATGATGTGGGCATAGGTCAGTTTCATGGCTTATCCGTCCTGCCGTTCCGCCGCCACCGTAATGCGCACGGCGGTGCATTTTGCCCACTGGTGCGGTTTGACCACCGTCAGGGTCGGGGTGGTCAGGCGGACGTTGTACACCCCCGCCACTTTCAGGCAGCCTGCCACGTCCAACGGCACGATGTCGCCGCCCAGTTTGGCGCGTTTGTCGGATTCCCACGCCGCCCATGCGGCTTCGGCGGCGGCTTTGACCTCCACCGCATTCGCACCTGTAAACAGCGTGAGTTCCGCGTCCAGCGCGTATTCCAGCACTTCGGGCGCGCGCACGATGACGGTGTCGCACAAGGGGCGGCGTTTTTCACCGGACAAGGCAGCCTGCACCTGCGTGATGAGTTCGGCGGACGGCGCACCGGCTTTGGTCAGCAGCGTTACCGCCACCGTGCCGCCCACCGGATTGCCGTGCGCGTCCGTGTCGTTGGCCACATGCACATCCGCCACCGCAGGCGATGCGGCACGCGCCCAGTATTGGTATGCGCCCACGCTGCCCGCCACGCTGAAGCTCTCAAACGCCAGCAGGATACGCTCGCGGTAGGCGGTGTCGCTCTCCACATCCGCGCCGCCACTCGGGACGGTTACGTTGGCCGCCGTGATGCTGTCCGCACCCGTCAGCGGCGTTTGCAGCGTGTTAATCTGACCGACAGCCCAGCCGTTGCCTTTGGTGCCGGATTCGCGGCATTCGGCAATCAGCGTGATTTCAGGTTGCCGCGCCGTGAGCTGCCCGGCTTCCACCGTGGCAAACAGGGTTTCCCCGGCGGCCACCAGCGTGCCGGCGGGGATATTGACCTCGGCGGTAAAGCCCTCGCCGGTAAACCGGATGGAGCAACGGGCGGCCGATGCCTGCAGGCGCGGCGTGTTCACATCGTCGCCGCACAAATCCAGCATCAGCGCCGTGGCATAGCGGACGTGCTGCTGGCGGTAGGCCTCGTTGATTTGCTGCCGCAGCAGGGTTTCGCGGTAGGCGTAGGTGTTGATGAGCAGCCGTTCGATGTGCGCCGGCTGCAATTTTTTGCCCGTGCGCGCTTCATAGTCGGCAATCATCGCCGCCAGCACGGTTTCGGGGCTGTCGTCCGTGATTTTGATGTCGCTGCGGTTTAAGCCGTCCAAGCCGGTTGTCATGGTGTCTGTCCTGCAAAAATCTGCGTTTGGTAAATTTCGCCCGCCACGTCGTCCGCAATGCGCCATACCACCGTCATGTGCATGTGGGGCGCATGCCCGTCAAAGCGCACGTTTTCCACCACGGCGCGCTTTTCCCATGTTTGCACGGCCAGCACGGTTTCGCGCACGGCATTGGGGACAAACACGTCTTCGGGCGTGTCCAGATAGTCAAAATGGCCGCTGCCGAACTCGGGGCGCAGCACGTCGCTGCCTTTGCGGGTGGACAGGATGTTGCGGATGCACAAACCGATGTCGTCCGCGCCCTGCGTGATGCCGCTGCCGCCCGGCGACAACTGCCAGTGCTGCGATAGGGGCTGTTCGTAATTCATGGGGCGATTTTAGGGAGATGGGCGCGGCAAGGCTTTTAATGCGGGTTAAAAAACGGGCGCAAAAAAGCCCCGAAGTTGTCCTGATGTCAGGATGCTTCGGGGCTGCGTTCCGTTGGTTACCGGGGCGCGGTGGTCGTGCCGCCGCTGTCGCCGCCGTGGGTGTGGGTTGAAAAACGGATACCGTTTACCACCAAATCTCCTTTAATATCGACTTCGCCTTGGATTTCTGCCGCCGTGTTGCTTTCGCTATTGGCCGCTTTTAAGCCTTTCGCATAAGTCAGCATGCCTTGCACGGCAAGATTGCCCGTGGTTTCGGCTTCTGGCGCATCTATGGTGACTTTGCCCGCCGTTTTGACCAGCACGTTGCCCGTGCGGCGGTCATGCTCAATGCGCGTGCCGTTGGCATACTGCAATACATGCAGGTCGGGGCTGGCGGCGGGGGGCGGGTCGCTGTCGTTGTACACCGTGCCCAGCACCACGCCGCTTTCGCCTTGCGCGTCCAACAGGCACACCGCCAGCGCGCCCGGGTCGGGCAGGCAGTAAAACCGGTTGCCGCCGGCCGCCTGGGTCAGCACGGGCAGCCAGTCGGTCTGCAGGTTGTCCAATGCGGGGATATTCACGCGCACGGCGTGTTTGGCGGCATCGACCGCCGAAACCGTGCCGAATTGCAGCGTTGCGCCGAAATTATGGGTTTCAGGCTGCCTGCGCATCTTGCCGCTCCTCTTGCTCGTCCGTTTCCGGGATGTACTCAATCATCTTAACCTCCAACTCGGTCGTGTAGCCGCGCAGGCGGCTGTAATCGTGCCGCGCCTGTTTGACCAGGTAACGCCCCGAAAAATGCCCCATGCGCGCCAGCTCGACCGTCTGCCCCGCCACCAAGAGCGCATTGCCGTACAGGGTAATGCTGCCCGCGCATTTGTCGTCCTGCGCGTTATCCAGCGCGGATTGGGCGCGGCGGTCCAACTGCGCCTGATTCTCGCCGCTGCGCGCCACGATTTTGAGCGTGTCGGTGGTCGTGGCCTGCCTTTTGTCGGTGCGGCGCGGCTTGCGGCGCGGACGGGTTTTGCGCGACGAGCGCACCGTCTTTTTGGCGCGGTGGTCGAAGCTGGACACCTCCACCGATTCGGGCACGTTTTTGATGTTGTCGCGCAGGCGGATTTGGGTCAGGTTTTCCGGCAGCAGCACCGCTGCCGCATCGCGCCCCGCCAACGCTTCGCGGCTCTCGAATACCAGGGTGTTGCCGACAATCTTAAACGTGTGGCCGTATTCGGCCGCCAGCCGGGTCAGGAACTCCACGTCGCGCTCCTGATACTGGGTAACGCGGCGGATGGGGATGTCCGCCACCGTGCCCGACACCGACAGGTGCAGCCGCTTGGCCACCAGCCGCACAATCGCGGCCAGTGTGGTGTTTTCGTAGGCTTTGGCTTTGAGCGTGCGGTTGGATTTGGTGATGCCCGTGGACAGCGCTTTGAGCGACACGGTATCGCCGCCGCGCACGCTGCGCTGCCATTCGATTTCGGCGATTTCAAAGCTGCCCCAATTTACCACCCCGGTAAACTGGTCGCCGCACGACAGGCTGACGGTGTCGCCCTGCTCGGGGTACCACGTGCGCAGCCAGCGGCCGTCCGTGTCCTCAAAATCCAGCTGCAGCTCGTCCGACTGGCCGCCCAAGTAATCGGTATAGCTAAACGACACCAGATAGGGCGCAATGTCCGCCGTGATGTCTTTTTGCTCGTATTTGACGGCAAAATCGGGCGCGGTGACCGGGTGTTCCGCCGGCACGGCAGGGTGCAGGCTGCCGGAAAGCGCGGCCAGCAAAGTATCGGCCACGCCCATCATTCGCCCCTCATCCAAGGCGGCAGCACATCCTGCCGCTGTTTCGGCGGCGTGCGCAGCACCGGCACGAATACGGTCAGCCCGGCGTCGAACTGCTCCGCCAGCGGCAGGTGCGGATTGGCGGCAATCAGGCGGCCAATCTCAAACGCATTGCCGTAATGCTTGTGCGCCACCGTGTCCCAGCGGTCGCCGTGCCTTGTGGTGTACACCAATACGCCATCCATTTAACTGTCCCCCCTCACGGCCAGAAACGCCGTCAAACCTTGTGCCGCCGCCGCGCCGTCGGCCATGCTTTCGGCGGCGGATTGGACGGCACTTGCCGCCGCATCCAGCCAGCCGGTGGCCGTGCCGCCTTCCACGCCCGCGCGGATATGACCGATGGCGCTGCCCATCCGGTGCGCCGCTTGCGCCGATTGCGCGGCAAATTCCGCCGCGCCCGACAGGTCGCCCAGCAATGACGTTACCTCGGGCAGCTTATTGAGGTTGCCCAATGCCGCCCCGGCCACGCCCAGTGCATCTCCCATTAGGTTGATAACGCCTGCGGGGTCGTTTTTTAAATCCCGCGCCGCTTGGATTAAACCCTGCACCTGGCCGATTTGCTGTTCCGCCGCGCGGTAAATCTTGATGCCCGTTTGGACCGCGTCCGCTATTTTGGACACCGTTCCGCGTACGCTGTCGGGCAGCATGGCCAATAGCGGGTTCTGGCCGCCCGAAACCACCGCAGGCGTGGGCAGCGGGTTGTTCGGGTCGCCGACAAACTCGGTCAGCTCCACGTCGATTTCGCGCGCCGCGGTGCGCCCGTGCTGGTCCATCATGCGCGTGCGCGCGGCCAGCCGCTCAATGACAAACCATCCGGCAAAGCGGCCGCTGCCGTAAACCAGCGATACCGCCTGTTGCGCCTCTTTGGCCGCCACCAAGCCTTTGTAGGCGGCGTCCACATCGCCCAGCCGCCAATGCAGTCGGATGCCGAATTTGAGCTCGGTCAGCGCGTTGCCCATCGCCTGCAGCCGCGGACGGCCCTGCAATACCTCGTGCTTGGCAAACTGTGCCTCGTGGGTCTCCTCCAAATCGGTAAAGCTGTTGAGCAGCTCAAACGGCACATCGCCCAGTTGCGCGAACATAATCCAATCCTTTCAAACTTTCCCGGTGTCGGGCATTCCGAGTGTGTCAATACGCCCGGCGCGCCCGGTCCGCCATCAGGCGGTCAAACAGTTGCTCAAACTCGCGCAGCCCCTTCTGCAACGCCGTTTCAATTTGCGCGGGGTTGCCGCCCGGTGCGTTGATGGTCGGGTTAAAATGCACCGTGATTGCGCCGCCGCCCTGTGCCGCCGCCGCTTCCTGCCGCGCCTGCTGCAGGCTGCCTGCGTGTGCCGCCAGCCGTGCCGACACTTGGCTGCGCAAACCGCCCATGCGCTCGGCAAACCGCTGTTTCATGCTGCCCGCCAGTTGGGCAATCCGCCCGACGGGGCGTGCCGCGCCGCCGTTGACGCCGATGGCCAAGCCCTCCGCGATAAAGCCGCCGTAGCGCTTAAACACACGGCTGGGCGAGTGGATGTCCATAGATTTTGCGCCGGTAAACGCCGATTTGATGCGCGCGCCCAATCCCTGCACCGCCTCTATTGCCGCCCCGATTTTGGCGCGGATGCCGTTGACCAGCCCGTCGATTATCATGCTGCCGAAGCCGGTAAACTGAGCGGGCAGCGTAACGCCGAACCAGTTTAAAACGGCGGCAAAGGCTTGATAAAACAGTCCGATGGGCGACCAGTTGATAATCGCGGCGGAAATGTTGGCAATCCCGCTGCTGAAAAATGCCTGTACGGACGCCCACATATTGCTGAAAAAGTCCGCCACCGCCGAAGCCACCGTGCTAACCACACTGCACAAATCCTGCCACAGCAGTTTTGCGCCGCCCACCACGCCGTCCCAGCGCGAGTAGAGCATATACGCCGCCGTCGCCATCAGCGTCAGCGCAATACCAAGCGGAGTGGCGAGCAGGAAGCGGCCGAGCGCCATAAACGCCTTGCCGACCATCGGCAGAAAGCCTATCAACATACGCCCGGTGTTGACGACCCAGCCGAATGCGGTACTAACAAGGCGCAGGCCGCCGGAAAAGATGCTCCCCAGTATCCGCGCCGCCGTTGTTGCAGCACCTGCCGACAAACCGAACATCCGCAAAATTGCGGCACCGCGGCTTAACCCGCTAAAACGCAGCAGCTGGATTAAGCGGAATACGGCCATAAATTTGTGGGCGCCCACTATCAGCGCGTGAAACGGCATCAAAGCCATGTTTGCAACGTAAGCCAAGCCCAGCATACCCAGTTTTGCAACCAGCAAGCCACCTACAATGCCCACCGTCCATTTGATTAACTCTCTATTCTCGTTAATCCAAGGTTGCAGCGTGTTTTCGATGAAGTTTTGCGCATTGGCCGCAAATGCTTTGATTTCAGGTGCAAAGGCGCTGCCAAAAGTTGCCGCCGCCTGTTCCGCTACGCCCCCCAGACTTTCCAAAGCCGCCCCCAATGTGGCCGTTTTTGCTTTGATACGCGCCTGCAAATCAGCCTGTTCACGCATCAGTTTCAAGTTGTTCTGAAAGCCCGCCAGACCTTTTTCTGCCATGACCATCGCAGGGCGCGCCGCTTGGTCGCCAAAGAACTGAGAGGCCACAATCAAGGCCTTATCTTCCCCTAATTTTTGTTTAATGATGTTGAGTTTCTCCAACTCGCCCACCATTGCTTCCAACCCTTTGAAATTGCCCCGCTTGTCGAAAAACTCAAATTCAACACCCGCCGCTTTCATATACCCATTAGCTTCAGCCTTCATACCTGACCTGGCTTTGCGCATCGCAATCGGACCTTCTGCAAGTTGGTTCAGTAACTGCGAGAAATTTGTACCAAATTGGCTGCCTTCCAACCCGACCTGTGCGCCCATACCCTCAATCGCCAGCAGCTTTTCATACTGTTGCAGCCCTTTTAAACCCAAGATACTGGTAGTTGTGGCGTTGTATTTCATGCTGTCGAACATGTCTTCCCGTTTCAGGCCGAAGCCGAAATAGGCGCGCTGGGTCAAATCGGCGGCTTGGGCAAACTCGCTCTCTTTCAAGCCGCGCGCCTCCACCATCTTAGCGAAAAACTCGCCGCCGTCTTCCTGCCCCATGCCGAGCAGCACGTTCAGTTGCGCCGAAGTCCTCAAACCACCCTTAATCAGCACATCGTCCGACAAACCCTGCGATTTCAACGCACGGCCCAAACGGTAGAATTCCGCCGTCGTACCCGGTAACTCCTTGCCCAACTCCGCGGCCTCGCGCCGTACGGCTTCGAACTGGCCGACTCCCCCTTTGCTGTTCATCATGGCAACTTTTAATTCGGTTTCCGCCGTTTCTTGGCGTATAAAAGTTTTAACCGCACCCACGACAGGTGCGGCCAATACGGCCGAATGTGCCGCCGCTTCTCCCAGCTCGGAACGCAACTGCTGGCGGCGCGTGTTGTTTGCATTCTGCCGCGCAATGGCATGGTTCAGGCGTTCCTGCTGGCGCGTGGCGGCGGCTATCGAATCGCCCATGCGCTGATAATGACGGTTCATTTGGCCGAGATTTCGCATAGGATGCGCCAATGACCGCGCCATAACCCTGCCCAGCCGTTCCTGTTGCCGCGTGACCGCTTGGATTTCGCTGCCCAACGCGCGCGAGGCGTTTCTTGCCCTACCGAATATTGTGGCAAAACCAGCACGTAGGGTTGCACCGATGGCCACAGATAAAACTAATTCGTTTGACATTGGGAATACTCCGCTTTAATATTTGAAAGAACTTTTGTGAGGACAACGCCATGCGTACAAAAACCGACGTTTACACCACTGTTGAAACCATTGCCTTTGCCATCCACGGGCTGGGGTGCGTGGCGGCTTTCGGCTACGTGGCATACGGCTTACTGGATTTCAGCAGCGCTGGCAGCAGCCTACTTTCGCTGTTTTTCACATTGTTGTTTGGGCTGTTGATTACATTGGGTGCATCTGTCATTTTTGCACCCGTTAGCCTTATCCTAGCCGTCATGCTGACAGGTATCTGCCGCATTGCACTGCCCAAACATTAACCGCCTTTCCGATAACCCGCCTTTACTTGGCGGGTTATTTCTTTGAGCCAATCGTCGAATTCGTCCAGCGGCAGGGCATACACCTCCTGCACGCTCCACCCGAACCACCATGCCATATCGGCGCAGGCGGCAATCAACTCTTGATTAAACGTTTTTGCCTGTTGCGGTGTGGCCGTCCCTGCCCTGTAAGGTGCGAAACCAATCCTGTATTGCCTGATAATCGGCAAAATCCAGTAAATCGATATCTTCCGGAACCAAGCCCGCCAAACGCGAAAACAAGGCAATTTCCTGTTCCACATCGCTGCCGAATTGCGCTACGGCGCGCAAATCGCCCACACACGGACGGCGCAGTGTGATGCTGGACAGTTCTTGGCCTGTAGCAAGGCGTACAGGATACGTCAAAGTAATAGTGTGGTTTGTACCGATAGATTGCTGTACTTTTTGAGCCTGAGTCATGAGTATTACTCCAATTAGGTTGAAAACAGCCCAAATATTACTTGCAGGCAGCCTGCAACGCTTTTAATGCGCATTAAAAAACCGCCCCGAAATTCCGTTGGTTGGAATCCGGGGCGGTCGGTTTGTCTGCCGCCTGCGTTATGCGCCGACGTTTCGGCGGTATTGCGCCAGCACGTCCGTGCCGTTCACGCGGTAGGTGTTGGTAAAGGCGTTGTAGTACAGCAGTTCGCGGCCGTCGGCCACGGCGCGGACTTCGTGCGCCTGGAACGTGGTGCTGTGTTCGCTTTTTTCCTTGGGCTTGAACGTGCCCAAAGCGTTTTTGCTGAACAGCGCGGCCACGGTAATGACCACCGGCACTTCCTGCGCCAAGCCCTGTGCGTTGAAGGTTTGCAGGTTGCCGCGCACCATCAGCTGCGCCGCTTTGAACGGGTTGAAGGCTTTGGCGGCGACTTCGGGATAAACGCTGTTCCACGTGATTTCGCCTTCCAAGGCTTCGACGCCGCTGGGCAGCTTAATTGTGCCGACCATGCCGAGGCCTTTGTGTTCGTCCTGGCTGATTTCGATTTCGGGCATCTTAAATTCGGCGGCGCGGCCGAGCAGGTTCACGCCGTCCAGATAGACGTTGGCGTTGTAAATGGCGTTGATTGCGCTCATGGTTTATTCCTTTCTCTAGCGGCTGCCGACCAGATTGGCCAGATATTTGCGCGTCATCACGCTGGTATTGGTGGCACGCTCCATCGGCAGCTTGGGCGTGTACTCGTACACAATCGGCACTTGGCCTTTGGAAAAAGCATCCGCCAAATCGTAGTCCGTATCCAATTCCACGCTAAATCCGACAATGGATTTGAGCGTACCGAAATAGGTGCGGTAGCCTTCCAGCAGGCTGTCCAGCAGGGCTTTGTCAATCGGCAGGTCCATGTATTGCAGGTCGAAACGGCGCAGGCTCTCGTCAATCACGTCGCCCGTGCGCTGCGCGACCTCAAAATTTTTGATGTGCGACACGGCCGGGAAGCACGCCAGGCGGTTACCCCACATGCGGTAGCCCGTGCCGTAGCTGTTAAACACAGTGGTAATGCCTTTTTCGTTCAGGCGGTTGGTTTCGGACTGCGGGTCGTCCACGCGCGCGGTCAGGCCGATTTCCAGCCCGGTCACGCCCAATAGCTCGCGGTTCGAAATGCTGAACCAGTAGCCCTGTTCCACGTCGGTTTTCATGCGCAATCCGGCGGCGTGGGTGGCCAGGCTCTCCAAACCCAGCAGGCCGACAACGCGCGGATAAAACAACTGCGCGCGGTCGCTCGACAAGTTGAAATTGATATTACCCAAGCTGCCGCGGCCGGTAATGGCTTGGCTCAGCGTCGTGCCTTGCGGCGCATCGATATAGGCAATGGCGTGCAGGTGGTCGGCCAGCGTGGCCAGTGCCGCCGCGCAGGTGGCCGTTTTGTCAAATTCGGGGCAGATGATGATTTTGGCATCCGCACCGAAGCGCGCAAAGCCCTCTTTGACCAGCTCCAAGCCCGTGCGTTTGCCCGTGGCCGCCACATAACCGCCCAGAATGTCCGCCTCGGTCACTTTGGACGGGTCGGTGTAGGTGTAATCGATGGTGGGCGCGGTCGGCTTGGTTTTAAAGCGGATTTCGCCCGTTTCCGCGTTGTGGATGACGTAGTCGGTATTGGCCGTCATCGGCGTGCCGTTGTCTTTGACCACCGCGCCGTCTTGGATGGCGCCGTATTCGGTGTAGGCGGTCAGCGTGTCGGCATCGACCGTCAGGACTTCGCCCGTCACGCTGGATTTGTGCCGCGCCGGGTCGCACACATTGACCACATAGGCGATACCGGACTGATAGCGCGTCCAGATATGCGCCGCCGACGGCAGGGTAAAGCCGTCATCGGTGGCCGTGCCGAAGCGGGCGAAGTCTTTTTTGGTTTGGCACACGGTCAATTCATTGACCGCGCCAGACGGGGCGGTGCCGATGATGGCGGTAATCGCGCCGTCCACGGTGTAAACGGGGCTGGAACCGCCGTCAATGCGGATGGTTTCCGAGCCGTGGTGGAATGCTGCTGCCATGTTGGTCTCCTATGGCGTTGGGTGGTTTAAATCAGGGTTGGTTGCGGTGCAGGACTTGGGTAAGGGGCGGCAGGTGTGCAGGCTGCCTGCGCTCCACCTGCTGCGTTTCGGTCTGCACGGTCAGCTCGTACTGCCACGCGCCCGCGGCCTCGCTTAAAAAGTGTTCGGCAAGCAGGTGGCACGGCTCGCAGTCGGGCGGCGTGAATCCGACCACCGCCAGCCGCACCTCGTCCAAAATCGCCAGTGCGCCGTCATCACCGTGCAGGTTTGCCCCAATCACGGTCAGGTGCAGCACCACGTCGCGCTGCTGGGCAATCATGCCGAGCCCTTCGATTTTGCCGAAACTGCTCGACTGGTAGCCCACCAGCACCGCGCCGGTGGGGTGGATGAACTGGTATTCGCCGGGTTTTTCGGGGAATACGTCCACCTGCACCCACGGGATGGCGGCCTGCAAATGCTGGCACACCGCATCGATAATCGGACGGGTCGCGCTCATCAGTAGCCGCTCCAATCCTGCTTCGCGCCAGCGCGGACGTGGTATGCGCCGCGTTCGGGCTGGGCGGTTTTTTCAGGGACGGCAATGCCCAAATGGATTTTTCCGTCGCGGATTTGCTCCAAGGTTTTGAGCGTGGCCGCATAGCTCGTTTCCAGCACCTTCGGGAAATCCGCACGGTTGATGCGCCGCGAATGCAGGTAATAGCGCGCAATGTTGATGCACAGGGGCGGCAGCACGGTCGGCACTTGCTGCAACGGCAGGGGGTAACGCCCGCGCAGGTAGCCGTCCGCCAAGTCGCAGGCATAACGCACGGCGGCCTGCACCACATCGTCGTTCGGCTCGGTGGCGCGCGGCTCGTCATTGGTCAGCTGCACCAGTTCGGCTTTGCTCATGGCTTGCGCCAAGTCTTGCGCGGTGATGTACATGGATTACTCCGCGCTGTCTGCGTCTTTGGTTTTGCCGCGTTTCTGACGGGTGGCCTGCTTGTCCGGCTGCTCTTCGCCGTCCGGTGTTTCAGGTTGCTCTGCGTCTTCGTTCTGTGTTACGGCTTCAGGCTCAGCCGGTGTTTCAGTCGGCACTTCGGCTTCTGGCTGCGCCATCGGTTTTACGTGCGCGGCCACGGCCGCAAATTGCTCATCGGTCAGCACCACGGTTGCGCCGCGCTCCACGCGGTAGTCCGTGCCGTCGGCGTCGGTCAAAATCAGGGGCGTGTTGGCCAAATAGGTTTTGCTCATTGCCTTATCCTTTCAAAAGTACAGCGATAAGCTCGCCGGATGCCGCTGCGGCCGTTACCGCCGTGCCTGCAGCATTGTTGTCGCCGGTTACCGCGCAGCCCTGCGCATCGGCAGCGACTTTCGCGCCTGCGGCCACCGCGCCGCCTGCCTCCACCAGCACGATGCCGATGCATTCCACCGCCACGCTCTCGCCTGCGGCCGCGTCATAAGGCGTAACGCCAAATACCGGGGTGTTGGCTTTTGCCTGCTTGCCGTCAAAACCGATAAAGCGGTTGGCCACAATCGGCGCGGCGGCGGTAGTGGTCGTAATCAAAACGACTTTTTTGGTCGGGGTCATATTTCTGCCTTTCTTTCAGGCAGCCTGCACATTCAGACTGCCCGATACATGGTTAATATCAAACAGCTTTTTCAAACAAGAAGCCGCATGCGCCGCCCACGGCCGCCACCTTGCGGATGTCGGTATAGCGCGCGAATTCCACTTTGCCGCCGGTCTCGGTGTAGCGGTCCACCACCGGCATGGATTTGCGGCGGAAGGTGTAGCCGAAGCTGGGCTCGCCCTCGTCGTTGCCGGAGCTGTGGACGGTCGGACGCACAATCAGCGCGGCAAACGCACCCCATACGTCTTGGGTCTGCTTGTTCGGCGCGGGCGCGGATACGGCGTTGCCAATCAACACCTCGTCCACGTCAAACAGGATTTTGAGCAGCTCGGGAGTAATCAGCTTGCGCTCGCCGCTGCCCAAAGCAGCCTGCAATGCAGGGTGGTACATCAGCGTGTGCGCCACTTTCGCGCCCAATACCAGCACGTTCGGGCGCACGCCGCAGGCGGCACGCACGGTTTCTTTGGCGTCGGCGATGTCTTTAATCGGGTTGGCGTTGGCATTGCTCCATTGGGTGGTAGCGGACAAATCCTTGTGGTGGCCGCTTTCATAGACCGCGCGGTTTTGCAGCAGCGCGGCGGTCTCCACCTCTTGGCGCAGCTGCACGCCGATGGTGGCGCGGCGCGTGGCTTTGGCCTGCTCGTCAAACATGCTTTCCGCCTGCTCGCGGTAGTCCACGCCCACCGCCAAATCGTGCTCCTCCAGCACAATCGGCAAAAAGCTCGGGCTGTCCAGCGTAATCACGTTGGACGCCGCACCCACGGCGCGTTCGGTCGCGTATTCGACAAACGAGCCTTTGCCAAACTTCGGCACCTGCACGCCTTCGCGGTCGGTAAACACCACGGGCATAATCTTTTCGCCGATAAACTCGGCCTGTTTGTAGCCCAGGGCAAGGTTGGTCAGGACGGGGTCGATTTGACCGCGTAATTTGCGTAAATGTGATGCGCTCATGGCTTATCCTTTCTGCTATTGCGCTGTGCGGCGTGCCGCGTCTTCGTAAGGGATGTTTTCTTTCGCGGCCAGGGCAAGCGCGCGTTCGTGGTGCGACTGCGCCTCCGGCTCGGCAAATTCGGCCAAACCGCTGCCGGCGGCAAACGGCTGTGCCTGCGCTGCGCGTGCGGCGGTGACGGTTTCGCCTTCCGGCAGGATGCGCGGCAAGCCCTGCAAAAAGCCTTTCACGGCATCCGCCAGCGTTTTGCCCTCGCCAAAGTCCAGCACAGTGTCATTGGGGTACTCGGCAAAATCCAGCACCTGCACAATCAGGTCTTTGTCCGCAGGTTTCAGGCTGCCCTGTTTGACCAGCCCTTCGGCAAAGTCGGCATTTTGTTGGTGGCCGGCTTCGCGCAATGCCGTCTGCTGTTCGGCCTGCAGTTTTTCCAGTTCGGCTTTGGCTGCTGCCGCTTCCTTTTCAGCTTTTTCGCGCGCAGCATGGGCGGCGGCGAGTTCTTGTTCGGTTGCCATTTTTTCAGTTTCCTTTGTGGGGGTGGGTAAATCGGGTTCAGCGAAATCGGGGACTTCGGCTTCGGCCTGCCGGTTTAAGTCCTCAATCTGCCAGTCGGGGATAATCCTGTCGGCGGTCTCCACGCCGTCTTTGCCGATAATCCAGTCGCGCAGGCCGCGCAACACGCGGGACAGCACCCATTCGGTCTCGCCGAAGCTCACAATATCCGCCTCGTCGTCGGCAAAATTGATGGCGGCCAGTCCTTTCACGGCGGGCGGGTGCGCGCCCAGAAAGCCCACATGGCGCAGGTAGTACACGCCCGGGTCGGGGTTATTGGCATGCTTGGGCGGGTAAAAACTGGCGGATACCTTTTTGTAGCGGCCTTTGCGCACCAAATCGGCAAAGTCGCCATCCACCTCGGCAAAGTCGGCATACAGGATGCCGTTTTCGGCAGTCAGCTTGTCCACCCAGCCAAACGCGGGCGCGTTGGTGCTCGGATGCCCGACCACAATCGGCGCTTCGTGCTTGGTTTTGTCGTAGTGCGCGGCAATGGCGGCAACATCATCGGGCGTAATGGTGACATTGCGGCCGTTGTTGTCGGCGCGTGTGCCGGCGCGGAAAATCTCATATCGCATCAAAAATGCCCTATCGGTTTAAGATAGGGCGATTATGGTTTCAGGCGGCCTGAAATACTTTTAACGCGCATTAAAAAAAGCAGCCTGCACCGGCTGCTTTTCCCAAATCGCTCAAATTTGCGTTTTTAGCGCGTTTTGCCGCCCGGACGAACAAACACCCGTCCGACATTTGCAACCGCGCAAAAAAACGGTCGCAGGGGCTGCGACCGCCATTATCGACCGTCATCCATACCGTCGCCGAACAATCCGCCCTGTCTGGCGGCGGCATCGGCTTGGCGCGCCGTTTTGATAATCTTGTACACCTGCTGCACCGCAAGGTCATATTTCTTGGCCAGCTGCTGGTGGTTCCGGCCGTCAAACTCCGCATAAATCTGCCGGTCGCGCTCGTCCAGCCGCCCGCCGTGGTTTTTGGGGATGTAAATCAACTGCCCGCCCCAGTTGTCGGTCAGGTGGCGCGACAGTTTTTTACCGGCCATCACGGCCTGCTCTTTGGGGATATTGAGTTCGCGCGCCAGCAATTCGGCGGTGTGCGTTTCCAAGTCCGCCACCAGTTCGGGGATACGCTCGTCCGCCATAACTGTCCTTTCCTGCAAAAAATGAAACGTTATTTCAAAAATAAACAATATAATCAATATTATAAAACATTCCAGGCTGCCTGAACAGATGCCCGGGCAGCCTGAAACGGATTTGTTGTGCTTAATCGAACCGCGCGCGCCACTGTTTGAGCCGCTCGATAATGTCGCGCATGGCATAACCGTCGTCCTGCCAATCCGCGCCGCCGTATTTGGCGCAATAGCGGTGCAGCGCGCTTTCTTGTGGCGAGCGCACGACACCCATTTCGTGCAGCTCCAGCCACAGGCTGCGGATTTTTTTCAGCTGCTCGGGTTGGCGGTGCCGCAGGATTTGCCCGCTCGTGGTGGCGACGGCCGGCATAAAGCCCTGCGCCTTGATGTGGCGCAGCACGGTTTCCAGTTGCGCCAAGGTCAGGGATTTGCTGCTGGTTTTGCCGTGCGACACATTGGCCAGCAGGGCGCGGTACTCCGTATCCGGCATCCCGATTTGGCTTTTGCCGATGTGGATAAGCTGTATCAGCTTGGCTTTGCGTTGTGCATTGTTCGCTTGGGGCATGGTCGGCCTCCTGATAAAAAGCAGCCTGCACATCGGACGGTGCAGGCTGCCTGAAGTTTTTTGCATTAGGCAACGGCGTCTCTCAAACCCTTGCCCGCCTTAAATTTAACCACGCGGTGCGCGGCAATGGTCACCGCCTCGCCCGTTTTCGGGTTGCGCCCCTGCCGTTCGGCGCGTTGCGGCGCGCTAAACGTGCCAAAGCCCATCACAGACACCTCGCCGCCCGCGCCCAGCTCGTCAATGACCACGGTGCACAATGCGTCCAGCGCATCGCCCGCTTGGGCTTGGGTCAGGCCGCTGATGGTGGCCATCTGTTTAATCAATTCGGTTTTATTCATGATTTAAAGTCCTTGTAAAAAGTGGCGGATTTAAACACCGCTCCGCCGTTGCGGTTTTGGGTTTCAGACCGTCTGGGAAGAGATTACTCGTCTGTCTCGGGTATCAACTTTTCCACGGCTCGGATGACATCGGTGATTTCAAATTGCGCGCTGTCAGGCAGCAGCTTGGCCCCGACCAGCAGATTGCGGATGCGGTGTATGCCCGTCTCCCAGCGGTCTTTGCGGACAATTTCGCCATCTGCCCTAAATTCGTAGTCTTCCGGATTTTTACCCCTAAACTTGGGGATAATAAAATCCTCGGCGGTCACCGCCCTAGGCTTTGGCCTGCTACACTCTTCTTCTAATTGCTTGATAAAACAAACCATTACGCAATCTCCTGATTATGCGGCTCAATCACAAAAAACTCCTTGCCCTGCACGATTTTCAGGCCGGCGACGGGGTGGGCGGCAAAAAACTCCGGCTCGTTGAGCACCGCATCTTTGTTTACCTCTTTTTTAACCCGCACAAAGCGGCTGTATAGGTCGTTGCCCTCCATCAGTGCCAGCACGGCTTCCGTGCCGGACACGGTGCATTTGGGTGGGTTGTTGCGCCAGCGGATGATGCCAGTGGTCAAATCGGCAAACTTGACCTTGCCGCCGTCGGTCAGCGCGTCGCGGTTGGCGGTCGCCCATACCTTTACGCTGTCTTCCAGCGCCTGTATTTCGGCGGTAATTGGGGCGACGGCTTCGTCCGCCTGCTGTTGCAGCTCCGCCATGCGGTCGTTCATTTCCGCCTGGATTCGCTCCTTTTCGCGGCTTAAATCGCCGATGCGTTTAACCGCTTCCACGGCTTCGTCGCGGTTTTGACAGCCGATAACGGCTTCGGTTTTGGTTCGGGTTTTTTTCATAGTTTTTTCCTTTGGGGTTAAAAATGGTTGGGTTTGCGGGGCATTGCGGTAGATTGCCGCAGCTCGGCCAGCATTCGGGCGATGTCGGCGCGGCGGTCTTGCCGCTCCTCTTCAGACAGTGCAGGCTGCTTTTGCTCCAGCCGCAGCACATCGGTTTCGGGGCGCGGCGGCAGCGCGGCAATCACATGGGCGGGCTGCACCCATTTGTCGGCGGACTGCACCACGGCGGCAAATGCCTGCGGCAGCCGGCGGCCGTCCGTGCCCTTGTCGTAATACCAGGTATAGGGCGTTAGGGCTTCTTCCCACACTGCCGCCAGCGCGGTCACGGTGTCGGCGGGCGGTGCGCCGGACAGGCGCAGCACCAGCAGCTTTTGCAAGCCCTCAATCATCTGGTTGTAAGCCCATTCGGGCATTCTGCGCGGCGGGCTCATCGTCTCAATCCTTGCAGTTGCGCCAGCGCACCCAGTGTCTGGCTGCCGTCCGGCACGTTCGGCTGCGGATTGGCCGGTGTCGCGGCCGGCCGTAATCCTTGCCCCTGCCAGCCCGCAATGACCTCATACAGATAACCGTGCGATTTCAGCGGCAGCTTTAATCCGCCCGCATTGCGCCGCGCCAAGAGCTCCCTAAATCCGTACAGCCACGCTTCGGTGGGCGCAGGGTATTCGACGCGCTCCCGCGTAATCGCACCGCGCCGGATGTCGGGCAAAATGTCATTGAGCAGCTTGGCCGTGCGCGCCCAAGTCAGCGCTGTTTTGGCAGGCCTAAACAGCCCGATATACTGCACCGCCAGCTTAGGCAGCTCGCCGCCGATGGCGATAACCGCCAGCACCGCATCGCGTGCATCGTCGTTGCCTATCAGCGCGTCCAGCGAGTTTTCCGCGCCGCAGCAGGGGCATCGTGTTTTCATGATGGCTCCTTCTCCAGCCGCGCCATCCACGCTTCAAACACTTTGCGCTCTTGTTCGATTCTTTCGGGGGTCATTGTGCATCCTCCTCTTTTACAAACACGCCATCTTTCATTCCGCCCTTGCGCTCTTTGATTTCGTCATAGGCTTGTGCGATACAGTCTTCTATCTGCAAGCCGTTCTGTTCCGCCAGGATAGTCAGCACGACTACACAATCGCCGATGCTGTCAGCGATACGGCGACGCGGGCGGCCACGGGAAATATCGGCGGCTAGTTCGCCAGTCTCCTCTGCGAGTTTCGCAAGCTGTCGGAAGCTGTCGCTACCGGCGATAAGGTTGCGGGCTTCTGCCCATTCGCGGATTTGGGTAAATGTTTGGGTCATAGTTACTCCTTCATAAAGGTAAACCAATGCGTCTGTGTCTGGTTTCGTTTGTGTTTCATGGTGGTATGCCCGAACAGCGGCTGTTGGTTGGTCAAAGCCAATATCTCTTTCACGGGGATTTGGTTTTCGTTCCATTTGAAAATCAGTATGCCGCCGTCTTCCAGTACGCGGAAACACTCGGCAAAGGCGCGGCGCAGGTCTTCATGCCAGTCTGATCCAAGCGTGCCGTACTTTTTAGCCAACCATGATTTCTTTCCGGCGTGGACTAGATGCGGCGGGTCTAGCACCACTAATCGGAACTGCCCGTCCGAGAACGGTAGCGCGGTAAAGTCGAGCTGCACGTCCGGGCGGATTTCGAGGTGGCGGAGATATTGACGGTCTTTGAGCAGGTGGCTTTCGGTGCGTAGGTCGCCAAATAGGCAACGTTGGTCTTTCTTGTCAAACCACATCATGCGGCTGCCACAGCAGGGGTCTAGGATAGATTTCATTTTCAGACGGCCTCCGCTGCCTGTATGCTCATGGCCGCGTCTATCGCATCGCGCATACTGTCGAGGTGCTGCTCCACGCATTCGGTGGGTAGGATGACACTGCCGATTTTGTTTGCGGGGTCGGCCAGCCAGTCGAGGCGGGCAGTGTCGGGATGGGGGACGGGTTCGATTTCGTCGATTTCATGGTCTACACTCCCGTGCTCTTTAAAAATAACAACGGCAAAATAGCCATGCCCTCCATCACCATAGGTGTCAAGGATAAAACCTTGTTCTTCTTTGTCGTCTTTTAGGCGGACGCGGTCGCCAAATTTAAATTGATGGGTCATTTTGCTTGCTCCACTTTTTCCTCGCGTTTGAGGGCAAATCCGATGCGGCAGCCGATAAAGTCGCCGTCTATCAGCCAACCGATACGCCACGTCTCAAATCCGTAGTCAAACCTGACCAGGCGCGGCATTCCGCGCGCGGCGATTCGGCGGCGTTTGGCCGTCAGATAACGGTAAATCTTCCGGTGGTATTTCGGGTCTTTCTTAGGGTCAAAATCTCTAATATCATCAATCATTTTTCTTTCTCCAACCGCGCCAGCCACGCGGCATAGTTGTCTGCTTCGGCGCGGTAAAAATCCCGCTCCTTGTCGTTCTGCGCCTTGCCCGCCTTTTCCCGCATAATTTCGGCTTGGCGGCGCACCCATTCGGCTTCTGCGGTGCGGTTCATGGTGTGCCGCCTTTCCGCGCCGCACAGGCCGCCTGCCATGCCTGCCACAGCAGCCGCGTTATTTGGTGGGCATACTCTTGGCAGCCGCCCCTGTGGTGCACGGCATATCCGTTGGCAGATGCCCAGCGCTCAAACCGTAGCTGTTCAGTCATCATACGCACCGCCTTTCTTCGATGTAGGCATAGGGGTTGTCTTGTTTAACGTACCTAATCGCCGCCGCCACGCTGGCAAAATAGTGCGGTTTTGCGCCGTCCAGTTGCAAGATGGCCTCGTTGTTGGCCGGGTTGTAATCAATCGTCCCAATGGGGATGTCGTCATAGATAAATGCAGGGACGTAGATGGTGTAATGCTTTTTCATGGGCTTGCCTTTCGTCAGGGTTGCCATTGGCAGACAATCAATCTATTTGTCGGGTTCAGGTGCGGCGGCATGGCAGGTGCTGCCAGCCGTTGCTGCTCTGCCAGTGCCGCTTTCAGTTTGGCTTTCCGATTTGATACCGCATTCATCGTTTTCTTTGCGCAGCAGCGGCATTCGCGGCGGCGGTTCCGCCCGTCTTGCACATAGCGCAGCGTGGCGAATTCGGCGGCGGGTTTGGTTTCGCCGCAAATGGTGCAGGTGCGGTGCAATCCGCCGTATTGCCTGTCCAACCGCCTTTGTTTGTCGGGGTCTTGCGAAAATGCGGGCTTGGTATAGTGCGGATTACTCATGCACCACCCCCGCCATGGGGTCTTGCGCCCACACCTGCATCAGCACGGCGGCTTCGCTGCCCGCGTCGCAGTGGGCTTTGAGCCGCTCCAGCGCGTATTTGGCGGTGTCAAAATGCTTGCCAAACTCTGC